TAACCTGAAAATAAACTTGCGTCTGTTACTGTGGCACCACTGCTGTGTGCCTGTCCGTTTGATGTACCAGCTGTTGCCGTTCCGTTTGTACCTCTGGTAATACCTAAAAATTGTGTAGAACTTTTGGATGTATATGTAATTAATTCATTAGCAACTGCAATTGTTCCTGAGTTTGCAAAACCAGTTGTAGATACAACTGTAACCGCGGTCCCCGATCCACCAGTACCTGCAGTGTCCGCGCTCAACGATCCGTTTAAAGTTGTAGTTGCAGCGCCTGTTACTGTACCACCGTAATTACCTATACCAAACCCATAACCATATGATTGTGCTGCAGGTCCTATTTTTTCATATGGAGTCACATCACAACTACCACCACCAGCAGCTCCTGTTGTTGTTTGTGTACCAGTTATTATTGCAATTAAATTTGATGTTACTCTGGTTACTTGAAATAGTTTACCTTCAAAAGCAGCATCAGTTAAACCTATACCAGCCGGCACAGTTACATTACTTAATAAAATTATATCTCCACTTTCTAAATTATGGTCAGCAGCAAAAGTTAATGAAACTTCTTGTGAGGCATCTGAAGCGGACATTACTACACTTGTTACTTTTGTTTGTAATGGAGTAACATCAAAAAGTTGTCCTTCAAAATATATAAGTAAAAATTTATCTGTACCCAATGCAACATATCTATTGCCATCTGTATCAACAAAAGCATGTTGTTTTCTTGCTACACCTACGATTGTATCTGTTAAAAGAGATTGCCACCCACCTACTTTTTCTGGCAGGCCATATCTAAATCTTACATTATCTGAGTCTACCCAACGACCCTCTGCTCCAACTGATGTATCTTGTTTATCAATTCCAGGAGCAAACTTAATTTTCGTAAGTGGCATTTTTTACTCCTATGTAGTTTGGTTGTATACGTATTGCCAACCTTTGGTTGCGTTAGTGTATCTTAATTTAATCGATTGATTATTTGTGGTTAATTCTAAATTAGATGCAGCACCTCTTATTGGTTGACTGTTTCTATTTACAGTTACTTTATTAGTACCAAAACCCCCTGTTGTGGAAACGTCCATAATACTAACCTCATCACCCATAGCAGGTGATGCTGGTAATGTGATCGTAACTTCAGCCGCTGTTGTATCGATTAATAAATTATCACCAGCTACAGCAGTGTACGCTGTGATAGAACTAGATGTAATTGCAAAATTACCCTTTTGTAAAATATCTAATCTTGCATCTGTCCCATCGGAATGAATTAACATTGTAGATCCCACAGGAACAGGTATTGGATTTGATGACCCAGCTGTTTTAATACTTAATGTATATTTATTAGCTGTAGTTCTATCTGTTGCGTCTTGAACAATATAAACTCTAGTGGCTGTACCACCAGTTGTTGATGCA